TCCTTGACGCGTCCGTTTCGTAGACGTTTGCGCGGACGTTCCTCGTTCCCTCGGAAGTAAACCGCACATCATAGCAGCTCAAAACTAATGGTTGATTATTCCCTCCTGTGCCATACGAAGCGCTGACCGTCGACGCGACATCAAGCGGACCCGTTATTCTCGAGTCCTGCGCGTGATTTTCAAAGACGAGAGCCGCTCCGCCTGCCGCACGAGAGCGGTTTTCAGCAGCGGCGGCAGTTCTTTGCCACGCGCGGAAGCGCTCCGCAGAATATGCAGACACGCCCTCCGACTCAAATAATACTTTTGCGATACCGCGGGCATTAAGATCTGCGACAAGAAAGATACGTTTTCTTCTCTGGGGCACTCCCCAGTAACGAGCGTCAAGGACGCGCCAAGCGGCGGAGAAATTATTCCCCACGATAACTCCCGACTGCTGCCGTTTCGCAAGTCGAGGAACATCGGCGGCTTCATCGGCGATCCTGCAGACCTCCTCGAGCACGCAGCGGAAGTCCCCGCCCTTGTTTGAGGAGAACGCGCCGAGGACGTTCTCCCACACGATATATCGCGGATATTTGCCATTTGTTGCACACCTCATTTCTTTTATTACGCGGACAGCCTCGAAGAACAGCCCCGACCGCAATCCCGTCAAGCCGCTCCGTTTGCCCGCTACCGACAGGTCTTGGCACGGCGAGCCGAACGTGATTATATCGACGGGCGACAGCTCCGCGCCGTTCAGCTTGCTTATATCGCCGTAATGCCGCACATCGGGCAAACGCTTCTCGGTCACGCGGACGGGGAACGGTTCTATTTCCGACGACCAGAGCGGCTTTATCCCCGCGAGCATACCGCCGAGCGGAAAGCCGCCGCTACCGTCAAACAGCGAGCCTAATGTAAGTTCACTCACCGCGCTCCACCTCCTTCGCGAGGTCGGAGTACGGTATCTTTTCGCCGCCGCGCGTTACGAACACGTCCCCGGGGCGGTTTGTGTATTCGACGTACCGCCGCAGAATAACGGACGCGTATTTCGGGTCGAGCTCCATTGTGAAGCAAATTCGGTTCGTCTGCTCGCAGGTCATAAGCGTCGAGCCGCTCCCGCCGAACGTATCGAGCACGACCGCGTTTTCGCGGGAGCTGTTGCAGATCGGGTAAGCGAGCAGATCGAGCGGCTTGCTTGTCGGGTGGTTTTCGTTTCGCTTGGGCTTGTCGAAGCTCCAGACCGTCGTCTGCTTGCGGTCGCTGTACCAGCGGTGTTTTCCGTTTTTTTGAAAGCCGTACAGGACGGGCTCGTGCTGCCACTGATAGTCGCTCCGTCCGAGAACGAGCGAATTCTTTACCCAGATACACACTCCCGCCAGATGAAAACCCGCATCGATAAACGCCTTGCGGAAATTCATGCCCTCGGTGTCCGCGTGGAAAACGTAAGCCGCTCCGCCCTTTTCGAGGTGCGCCGCCATATTGTCGAATGCGGACTTCAAAAAGGCGTAAAAATCCTCTCCGTTCATGGAGTCGTTCTGTATCTTTAAACCGCTCGACGACTGAAACGACACGTTATACGGCGGGTCGGTAACGATAAGGTTTGCCGTCTTTCCGTCCATGAGCGCGGCAACGTCGTCCGCGTTCGTCGCGCTGCCGCACATTACGCGGTGTCTGCCTACAGTCCAGATATCTCCCGGCTGAACGAACGCCGCTTTTTCCAGCGCGGCGGCGAGGTCAAAATCATCATCGGCTGCCGACTTTTTGTCCTCGCCGAATAAATCCGAAAGCTCCTTTTCATCAAAACCGAGCAAGGACAAATCGATATCGCCCTGCAGATCGGACAGCTCGACCGCCAGAAGCTCATTGTCCCAATCGGCGTTTAGCGAGAGCTTATTGTCCGCGATGATATACGCACGGCGCTGCGTCTCGGTGAGGTGCGTTTCCTTGACGCACGGTATCTTTGTCAAGCCGAGCTTTTGCGCCGCGTAGAAGCGACCGTGACCGCATAATATCGTGTTGTCCTCGGCGATAACTACGGGCGCGAGAAAGCCGAACTCCTTGATCGACGCGGAGATCTGCGCTATCTGTTCGGGGGAGTGGGTACGCGCGTTCCGAGCGTAAGGCAGCAGCTCGGAAACGTCGGCGAGGTAATATTCGGGAGTTTTATCCACCGTAAACCACCTCCCGCATAAAGTCCGACGTTACGGGACGGTTGTATTTTATCAGCTGATTTATCTCGGCGCGTATCGCGGATATCTGTTTCAGATACCCCTGCGCCATTGCGACATACGGCGACGGAATAGCCGCTCCCGTTGTGGGGTGCTTGGCGATGTAACCGTATTTCGAGATCATCTGCTCCAGATGTACCCAGCGCGCTACCGCCATTGAATACTCCTCGATCATCTGCTCGGATATAACGTTTTCGCAATGCTGCTCCTTAATCCATTGCACTGTGCGGCGGTATACGTCCTTTGCGCACAGCTCCGTGCCGTCGCGCTGTACGGCGGTCAGGTACTCCTTTACGGACGGCATTTCCACCGCCTGTAATTCCGTTGTCTGCGTTTGCTTTTTTCGCATAAAAAATCCTCCTCGATTTGTGCCGCGCCCGGGCGTGAGCGCGGAAATAAAGGAGTGCTTATTTGCAAGATCATGATCACATTTTAATTATATCACATATCGTTCGTAACAAAAGTGACATTCGTTACATTTTTTCAAAAAAATTTTAAGCGGCGCTGATCTCGGACAGCGCCGCTTTTCGGATTTTAACCGTTCGGGTGCTTTTCAATGTATCTGTAAAAAATCTGTTTCACGCTTTCCTCCGAGCTTCTGTCGTCAAATTTCATTGCGATCTCCCGGAATTTCTCGTCATCAAAAATATGCATTTCAAATATCATTCTGGTGCGGCGTTTTTTTATGCGGGATATGTACCGTTCAATGCGCTCGATCTTCGCGGTATCCTCAGCGATCTGCTGCTCGTATTTTGCCTTTTCGCACATAGCCTTGATGTATTTTTCCTCGGTAGCGTTTCGGGTTGCCGGGCTGTTGGAAATGCCGCTCGTGTCAAAAATCGGCGAACGGACCGTTCTGCCGTTGATCTCGCGTATCTTATCACGGCATTGCTCAATATGCGCTTTAAGTGGTCTGTAGTCGTTTAATTCTTCAAGCGTCATTTCCTTTTCCCCCTCAGATATATCCGTTTTCTTTCGCGAATTCCCCTATTTTCTTGATCGTAACTTTCCCGATACCGCGCAGATCTTTTTCCGCGAGCTCGCGGATAAAATTCTCGACGCTGTTCGGCGGCTTGCCGTCCGCCGAGGAGCTTGCCGCCGTCAGCCGCTCGACCAGCTGCTCGTCGGGAAGTTTCCGCAGTTTGACCGCGAGGTCATGTATTTCTTTTTGCTGCTTGGTTCTGTTTTTGATTTTGCCCACTACTGTCACCTCTCTGTTATGTTTTTTACAATGCCCGCTTTTTCTGAAAGCGCATTGTAACAATACAATGTCGCCCGAACGTCCGCTAAGCTGTCGTGAGCTTCGCCGTTCCATTTGTATCCGCAATATTCCGCGCATTTAACAAGGCTCTGCCATTTATAACGATTTTGCTGCCAATCCCATTCTCCCGCGATCGGCATGAACATCGCCTGTACGTCTATCACCTTTATGTCCTCGCGGAATTCGATTCCCGCGTTCCGCAGAAACGCAAGATCGAACCCCGTATTATACCCGATAATTACGCCGCAGTCCGCAAAAACGGCGTTAAGCAGCGGCAACATTTCCTTGATCGTCGGAGCATTCTTTACAGTTTCGGGCGTGATACGGTTGATCTTCTCCGCGTCCTCCCAGCTTGTATGCCGCTCGGGCCGGAAATAGCTGTCATAAACCAACTCGCCGTTCGTGTCGATGATCGACAACTGTAATATCTCGTCTTCTTCCGGATTTAAGCCCGTGGTTTCCGTGTCTATCGTGTAGCATTGCATTTGGTTACCTCCCCGTCTCGTTAATCAAAACAGCCGCACGGCGTTAAACAACCGCAGCTGATATTCTGTTCGTTGAAATCAAAAAGCGTAAGCTGCTCCGGCTCGTTTATCTTGATATTGTGAAAATCCGTCCAGCTCCAATTACGCCCGAGCCCTTTGATCGTGTCAAGTGTTGCTGCGGCATTTGCTTCCATTTCCACAGCACGTTGAAACAGTTCGGGATAGCGTTTCCACAATTCCTCAATTTCAGCTTTCTTCATTGACGGACAGAAAAAGCATGACGACTTTCCCGGAAGCGGCAGCCCAACCGACTGTATTTCTGCCTTGCAGCGCTCGCGGGTCCAGCCCCACTCGTAAAGCGGATAATGACTGCGATATTTCTTATCTGTCGCGTCATACGCCTTGTGGCATTCTACACGTTTGGGCTCGCCCGCGTCATAGCCGATGTACTTGTCAATTTTTTCGCCTTGTTCCCAGATCAGATTACACTCGGGATCGTTATTGCAAAATTTGTTTGCTACGCGCGTCTTGAATTTCTCGGAGCAAGACTTGAAACCGTAAGCTATGGCAGGCAGACAGTTACGGTTCAGGCAGTCTTGTTCCAAAGTGAGGACGTTTCCGTCTTTAGTTGTATAATGAAGCTTTATGATCTCCGGAGCGCCGTTGTTTACCAGCCACTCGGAAAATTTATCGATAAACCCGTATGTATCGGGGCGTTCTCCGCCTGTATCGGAAAAGAGAATGCGGTCGGGTATTATACCGCGCTTTACCATTCCTATAAGCATTGCGGTGCTGTTCGTTCCGCCGCCGTATGTAACAATTATCATAACCTTTATTGCTTCCTCCTGTTGGTTCGTTTGGATTTGTCAGCCGTTTTCTGCCGCTGCTTGTTTTTCTTAAACTTCCGCGCTCCTCTTGAACGGTCGGGGTTGTTATCGTATGAGGTGTTCGGCGGCGTATCGTACATTCCCATAACTGGCAAGCTAGCGCTCATAGCAATGGAACAAGCCGCCGTTAAAAGCATTGCGTCTGATTTTTTCATTTTGTCACCCCCAATATACACTCCTCAAACGTATTCGTTTCAGGATTATACCGATATGGAAGCCCATTCGGGGCATAATAAGGACTTGGCGTTGTAGAATAACGACTAATCCCATCCAAAGTGCCACTCCACCAATATACTATACGC